ACGGCATGGACGGGCTGAAAATCTCGCTGCGCAAAATCCTGTTTGCGGCGTTCAAGAAGGGCGGGCTCAAGACGGAAATCAAGGTGGCGCAGTTCAGCGGCTACGTGTCGGAGCACTCGGGTTATCATCACGGCGAGGCCAGCCTGAACGCGGCCATTATCGGCATGGCGCAGAACTTCGTCGGCAGCAACAACATCAACTTGTTTGAGCCCAATGGTCAGTTTGGGACTCGGTTGAATTCTGGCAGAGACGCTGCTAGTGAAAGGTACATCTTTACGCAGCTCAATGCAATCACGCGTTTGATTTACCGTGCGGAAGACGACGCCGTTCTGGAGTATCTGGACGACGACGGCCAGCTGGTGGAGCCCACCTTTTACGCGCCGATTGTGCCCATGATTCTGATCAACGGCACGAAGGGCATTGGCACGGGGTTCAGCACGGACATCATGTGCCACAACCCGCTGCAAATCATTGACCATATTGGAAACATGCTGCTGCAAAAGCCGGAGGCGGAATGGGGGCCGATTGAGCCGTATTACCGCGGGTTCAAGGGATCAATTACACCACTTTCTGCACCGGGAAAGTTCTTGATTCGCGGGCTGCACACCGTGGATGCCGCAAAGAAGCAGGTGCGCGTGACGGAACTCCCGGTTGGCCACTGGACGGAGGATTTCAAGAAGCACTTGGAGTCGCTCATTGAATCCGGCGCGATCAAGGATTATGCCGACATGAGCACGGACACGGTGGTGGATTTCACGATCACATTTCCGGGCACGGCTTCCATGGATACGGCAATCGTGGACCACGGGCACTGCACCGCAATTGAAAAGCTGCTGAAGCTTTACACGACGGAATCCACGAGCAACATGCACTTGTTTGACAGCCAGGACCAGCTGAAGAAGTACGCCAACGTGCGCGACATTGTGCGGGACTACTATGCGACGCGCCTATCCCTGTATGTGAAGCGCAAGACGCACCAGCTGGCGGCCATGACGGCGGAACTCCGCGTTCTCGGCAACAAGGCGCGCTACATCCAGGAACTGCTGGACGGCAGCATTGACTTGAGACGCAAGCGCGGCGACGAGCTGGTGGCCATGATGCAGTCCAAGGGCTACGACCATGTGGAAGGCGACGAGCAATACAAGTACTTGTTGAAGCTGCCGATGGACAGCGTGAGCGAGGAGAACGTGCAAAAGCTGTTGAAGGAGAAGGGGCAGAAGGAGTTATGCCATGCCACGCTGCAAGGCACCAGCATTGAGCAGATGTGGCTGGCCGATTTGGCGGAGCTGCGCGCCGAGTACGTGAAACAGGAGGAGAAACGGTTGGCCGCAGAAGTGGCTGTGGGTCCAAAGGCAGTCGCAAAGAAGGTTGTCAAACCTAAAAAGGTCTAATGGACTAGGGTCATAGAGTTCGTGTGATAAAAATGAGTATTGTGTAGATTGATAATGAGAGAAATTCAATAAAAAAAATATTTTTATTTAAGTTGATTTGATTCAGGTGATATATTCGCAAAAAACAATCTATAAGCATGACCTTGATTTTCTTTTGTATGATTTTTTATTACGACGACGCGAACGCTGTCTTTTTAAAGTTAATTTGCCTCCACTAAATCCACGTAAATAGTTGCTATTTATTATTTCTTGGATTTCTTGGCTAACATATGTATCCAACTGAAACATATTATTTTTTAGAATAAATTCCATAATAGTATCACGTCTATCAACCGGCAATGCATTGTTTTCAATAAAAACACTAAGCTGCCCAGCATTGAATCCTAACTGCATGATTTTATTCAATTTTATTTGAAATGCTGATTTTTTATCAACCAAATTCATCAACTGGCAAAAAAAATGATTCGATTTTGGATTAAATTCAGATGTATCCATTCCAAAACGCACAATTATGCTGTTCATTTCTTTATAGATGGGGTTCAAACTCGAATTATATTCTAAAATTTGACCATCGGCAGATGATAAAACAACATCTTTTAAATTCTTTGTTTCGTTTTCCAAAACATTCCATATAGCACGCCCATCTACTTCTTCTCCGGCTTGTTCGCTTATTTGAACTTCTTTTCCAGCCTTAAATGCTTTTTCATATAATTGACGAACAGTTGGCATTGTTGTGTATAAATATATGTAATATAAATATAAATGATTTATATAAATATAAATTATTTATATTTTATAAATAACATGCGGTGAGTGCCTTTTGTGTGTTCAAAGAACCAATGACAATGAATGCATGTGATTCATGTGATTGACGGCAAGGCATGACCGAATGGCTGCGGCGATTTCGCGTTCGGCGCATGACCACGACGTGTTGGTGGCGATGATTTCCTGGACGCGCGCGGCGAGTTCCACACCGAGACAGCCGGCGTTGCGGTCAATGCATTGGCTCATATACATTAATAATTTCTTCCATTTGTTGAGCCAAAGGGTGCCGGTTTTGCTGCGATAATGGCGAAGTGCCACGATGCAAATGATGCCGTAAATGCCGCAGTATCCGGGATTGTGCGCATCCGAACCGTAATTGATGTTGTATTCGGGCGAGATGGAAGTGTACGCCTTGGACACATTTTTAATGGGTTTGGTGGTGCTGGGTTTGGTGGTGCTGGGTTTGGCGGTGGTTGCAGCATGATCATGGTCGTCCAGGATGCGAATGCCGCAAAATCCGTTGCGTCCATTGGATTCAAATATCGCAATGTTGTGCGGGTTGGTTTGGATGGCGCGGCTCTTAATCATGATGAATGAGTGCGCATTGCCTCCGCGGTGCTGAATGTTGAGGATGCGGAAGCTTTCGTATGGCATGGTGTCGGCTTTGCCCCTGGTTCTTCCACCTTTTGAAATGAAATAGGAGAGAGGCAGAGTGATGACGTAATTTCGGGTGCTGTCAATCGTGATTGCAGAATTTGAATTGGGTTCGGATGATGTTAAATATCTCTCAAACTCCTCATTGCGACCGGCTGATCTCTTGAACAATGCGACACGGGACACCATTGGGATTTGGATTGGATTAGCGTAATGGTTGCATGGAATTGATGAAAGTAATTCAATTTTTTATTTTATTTCCATAATGCATAATAAAATAAAAATTAGAATTTACAAACAATGAAGCCGTTGCACCATTTATTGATGAGTGCATTGAAGAATGCGCTCATTGTCATTGCGGCATTCGCGTTATACGAGACAATTGAGGAAATGAAGCTGATGTGGAAACTGCGATTCCCCGAAAGCGTGAACCTGCACGTGCATTATGGTCGGCTGTTGCATTTATTGAGCATATTCATGTCTGATTTTCTGATTGGGCTGTTAATGTATCAATTATTCAATTATTTGCATTAATCAATGATAAATTTGAATACTAATTTGATTGTCATGATTTTGTCCTTATATGTTATGCCATACATATTATACAATTGAATTTTGGCGCATGCCCCCAAGGGAAAGGTTCGGAAAACCGTCGGTTTTCTGAGGAGGAGGGGTGCGGGGAACGTAGTTCCCCGGTTAGAACCACGGTTGCAGTTCCAGCGTCTTGTCGTTTTCGGCAGAATAAATGGGGCGATCAATGGGCCGGTACATGGTGCTGGCATCGCGCTTGTATTGAATGTAAGCGCGCGCTTCATTGTACAGCTTCGGCACGAACATGTCCGCCACGATCTTGTTGAGCGCGGCAATTTGTCCGGGGATGTCGGTTGCTAAATTCATGGCGCTCTGCAGGAACACGCTGCGCATGATCATTTTCAGATTGTCGCAGTCTTGGGGGGCAATCAAGTATGCGCCTTTGGACATGGCGTATACGCCGTTGCGCAGCGCGTTTTGCACGATTTCCATGTTGCCGGTGCTGAAAAAAGCGTCGCTGAGCGCGGTGTTCTCCCAGTTGCCGATCATGGCGTCGCGAAACGACGAGCACGTGCTAGAATTGGGGATTTTGTCGTACATGGCGAACTGCTGTTCCACCGTTGGGCCTAAAATGTCAATGCGGCCGTTCGCTGCATTATGGTGTTTTCTTGCATTTGCGTTGCTGGAATAAGCGGAACCGTGCGTTTGTTGGTGCATAAAATGTTCAATGCGTGTATGTGTGTGTGTGCGTGTGTGCGTATGTGTGTAAGTTATTGAATTATACACATATAATTATTTTTATTTATATCATGAAACCTCCATCATGTTTATTTATTTTTGAGGGGGGCATGTCGGCATGCCTTGCGTTCCAGCCGGTATGCCGTTGTATTCGCAGTTAATGGATGAAGAGGGGGGTATGCAGTTCCCGCTTGCATCCATCGTCCAAAAATCGGGGCATTTCGGGATTTCAGGTGGCCACGGTATGTCCCTGCTTTGGGAATACAGTGCATACCCTATAAAAATCATGGCTGCAATGAGCATGATGATTGCTATAATCATGACAATGCGCTGAAAATTAAAAGAACTTGATTGTCTTGGTTGATCCATTTACCCCGCAAAAAAAAACAATGCAAATAAATATAACATATGGTGTTATTTTATATTTTTGGTAGTTGCATATATGATTCCATGATTCCATGATTATTGATTCCATGCAATTGAATATTAAATACATTGACGTTGTAATACATTAACGGCACCATTTACCCATTCCCGATTTGCTTAAGTTAATGAAACCGGTTAAATCCAATAAATCCAAAGACGAATCCAAAGACGAATCCAAAGACGAATCCAAAGACGAATCCAAAGACGAATCCAAAGACGAATCCAAAGACGCATCCAAAAATGGGGGCGTCATTAATTACAACGAGGTGCTGGGTCGCGAATCAATTGCGGCCGAGATTGCAGCAGCGCTGGACACGTTTCATAGCAAAAAAAACGATTTGATGATCAAGCGGGGCATTTACGTGTACGGAAACCCGGGGGTGGGGAAAACCGAATTCATTGTGCAGCTGCTAAAAACCCTGAATTACGACATTGTGAAATATGATGCGGGCGACATACGCAACAAGTCCATCATTGACCTCATCACCAATCACAACATGAGCGAGCACAGCGTGCTCTCCATGTTTCAGAAAAAGCCGAAGCGAATTGCCATTGTCATGGACGAGATCGACGGCATGAACAACGGCGACAAGGGCGGCATCAATGCGCTGATCAAACTCATGCGCCCCAAAAAGACGAAGAAGCAGCGTCTGGAAGACGTGACCATGAACCCGATTGTGTGCATTGGGAATTATCACATGGACAAAAAAATCCGCGAGTTGATGAAAGTGTGCGTGTCGTTTGAAATTAAAACGCCCACGCTGGAGCAGGTTGGCGTCATTCTGAAATCGGCGCTGCATTCCGGCAATGCAACGCTGCACAAGAATGTGGCGCGATTCATGCAGGGCGACCTTCGCAAAATTGCAACCATCAGCAGCATTTTCAACAACCTCGGGAACGCCAACGCAACCAACGCAACCAACGCAACCAACGCAACCAACGCAACCAACGCAATCCAGGACCCTCATTCGGACAATTACAACAGCGTGCTGATTCAAACCATTTTTCAACCAAAAACCAACAACGAGGACAGCAAAACCATTGTTAAAAAATTAATAAATTCGCCGTGCAAATTGATGGAGCATTCCGCGCTCATGAACGAAACGGATCGCACCATCGTGGGCTTGCTGTGGCACGAAAACGTGGTGGATGTGCTGGCGAAACAGCCGCATAAAATGGAAGCCTTCCGTTTTTACAAGGACGCGCTGGACAACATTTGCTTTGCGGACTACATTGATCGCATCACGTTTCAAAAACAAATTTGGCAGTTCAACGAAATGAGCTCGCTGATTAAAACGTTTTACAACAACAAGCTGTATCACGAACGATTTGCAATGCGCCCTAAATTCAATCCATTGGAGGTGCGGTTCACAAAGGTGCTGACCAAATACAGCACCGAATACAACAATGCGCTGTTCATTCAAATGATGTGCCAAAAATTCGGGATGGACAAGAAAGATTTGTTTGCCTTTTTCTCCAACGTGTTTGCCAACAACATCAACGGCGACAAACAAATAGACACCATCATAGAAGAATTTGAAATCACGAAGCTGGACATTCAGCGCATGCAGCGCTACTTGGACAAATGCACGTATCCGAGCGAGATGACGCCCGACGATGATGTTGTGGCCGACGATGAATGAACGGGCTGGGGACTGGGGCTGGGGACTGGGGCTGGTGATGCAATCACAGCAAATTGAAATCATGATCCAGCAGTGCGCTCTGTCGTTCAATGGTCTCCAGATGTGCGGCAATGACTTCGTCGCGATCTTTGATTGTGGCGAGCATTTCCGAGTTTTCGCGGATCTTTTTGGCGCACAATTCCCGCATTTTTTCCAGTTTTTCGGCCTGTGATTGCACGGTTTGAATCAATTCCTCCACGGTCATGCTGCGGTTGTCGGCGTTCGGCGCCTTGAATGTTATGACGGCCTTTAATATTGCTTCGCCCGGGTCTTGAGGCCGATGTTTCTGCATTTTCTCTCTAATTTGTTGCAACACATCCGGTTTCATTGACGGGTGTCCGGGTTCATATGCCTGCAGTGCCGCATCCACATCGCACATGTAGAACCGCAGCAGATCGGGTTCCTTTATGAAATCCGACACGGTGCGCGAGCTTGTCCGCATGCCGCAGTCCTTTTTGCCCAAATTGGAGAGCAGCATGCGCTTGTCAAATGTGTTGTGCTCGTGCGAAAACACGAGAATGACCTTCATGGGGTCCAGCTGCGCCATGGGAACGGCGTACCCGCGCAAAAATGCGCGCTCTTCGGCCAGGCACGCATCTTCATCGTACGCCAGATTCATGTCGGTGAGCAGCTCCTTCCAGAACGCAAACGTGGCGGCGGTGGCGTGATTGGGGCCGTAGGGACCAAACTGCACCATTTGACCGCGGCCTTGGGTTGGGTGTGTGGTGTCTGAAGGGAAAGGTTCGGAGGAGGGGTGCGGGGAACTACGTTCCCCGGTCCGTAGGTTTTCTGATTTGAAATAAATGCACATTTCGCTGCTGCCCGCAAGCTTGATGCCGGTTTGCCTGGTTCGGTGGTCCAGCAGGGTGGTCACCGCGTGCGACACGCGGTCGGGGGGGTAGTAGTCGTCGTCATCCATGTAAACAATGATGTCGCCGCGCGCCTTTTCGTGCATCATGTTGCGTTTTTTGCCGAGTGAAATCTTTTCTTCAATGCGGAAGTACCGCACGCAGGGATGCGACGACACGAGGTCTTCAATCGGGTCGGTGCCGTCATCAATGATGATCCACTCCATGCGGTTGCGGGGATAGGTTTGATGGGCGAAGCACTGCAGCATGGCGGCAATGAACGGGCGGCGGTTGAACGTGGGCGTGCACACGCTGACCATTGGCACAGACACTGGCACAGACACTGGCACAGACACTGGCACAACAACACTCAAATTGTTCATTTGGATGGTCAGTATAATATAGTGGATGTGATATTATCAATGATGATGTCACAATGCGTTTATGCGGATTTGCGCGAACTTTTATTTTTCATGAACCACATTGCGAATGCGACTATGCCTCCAATCACGCCGGCACTTGCCAAGGGCAATTGTATTAGAGCAACAATTACTGCCACAATAACAAACCATGTCATCAAATTTGACATCCGGTTTGTGAACTCTGGTCCAAGTTTATCCGAATTGGTGGCGAGCTGCTTGAAGAAAAACAGATAGATCAAGTAAAAAAATTCATAAATGACCGGAAATATTGAAATCCATCCAAAACAAATGGTCAAGAATGCGGACAAACAAAACAGCGCCGCTTGTTTTATGGCATATGTCTTTAGTTTGATGAATGCAAACAGTCCTCCGAACCATCCAGGAATGAATATCAGCCACACAATACACAGCATTATCCCAATTGAAATGAGCGTAATCCATCCAAAAATGACCCACCGAATGAAAGGAAGGAAGTCCGTGTAGGGGATTCCAGAATCAGCCCCAATGCCCCATTTTTGCATGAACTTGAAATAATAATGCAGACCCATGCCGCCTAAACGATAACACGATTCCTGCGTGGTTTGAAGCCACAAACTAAACTTTGCCACGTTCTCTGATTCATCAAACGGCACCGATTTGCATTCCACGCGAGAACTACAGTACGGGCTTACCGGTTCAATATTGGACGATGAATTGGTCTTTATTATTGATTTCAAGGTGTCGCCGGTTGGATAATCTTCGGTTGGGTCAAATTCCTTGACATTCAAATAATTGTTTGTGGTAATGTAGCAAAACAAAACCAACCCGATGAACACATTTAACATGAACATCAAATAATCAATAAACTGTTTTGATGAATGCGATCCATCATTCTTTATTGCGCCCGTGCCTTTGAGAGAATTCACATGTTTAAGATTCATTTCACGGCGACCTATTGTTGGTTGGCTGGCTAACACAAGTATTATAATACTAAATTATTATAATATTATTATTGTTTCCGTTTCTATTTTGTTTCCGTTTCCGGTTATATATCATTGTCCGCGCACCCCCCGGGGTGAGTTTGAGTTGAGTTGAGTTGAGTTGAGTTTGCTAAAATACTCCTGTCTCTATCTTGCATACATGAGTGCGCAGTTGCCGCCAATGAACGTCAGCACGTTGTACCTCTCTTCCAGCACTGTCAAATCGTAGTTGTATTTATATATGCGCCACTGCGGCTTGTTGACGCCAATGGGGACCCCCGTTTCGGGGTCGCAAATCGTGTAAAAATTGGCGCTCGGGTCCAGCGGCGGCGGGTACGTGTTGAATTCCAGCTCAATGGTGGAAAACTTGCTCATGTTAATTGCGCCGCTGGGCTGGTACGTGATGTTGCTCGCATCCATTCCGAAGTTGTAAACGTAAAGCCCGAACGGCGCGGACCCCGCAGTGCGGATGTACTTTTCCACGTAATTGTACACGCCCGCTTCCAGCATGTTCTCGCGGTACGAGCCGTTCAGCAGAATGCCGAGCTGCTGCAGAATCTCGCGCTGGTTCTCCACATTGTAGTCCTGTGTTATAAAAAGCTTGGATAGCGTCGTGCCATCCGGCTCCACGCCGGGACCGATGTTGCTGGGGCTGGGTAGCGGACACGGATTTGGGTAATCCCCCGCGGCGGGCGCCGGCATCACGTCGTCCGGAATCACGTTCATGTAGGACCAGTTCGTGTAGTTGCTCCACTGGTTGCGCAAGTTGATGTCGCTGCGCTGAAACATGAACATCCACGTGGCCACCATGCCCATCGTGTTCTGCAGCTCCACGCGGTGGCTGCCCGTGATGTTCTTGAAGTCCCACTCGTACGCTTCCTTAAGCAGGTACTTCTGTTCCTGGGACGCAAACACGCGCGACTCCTCGGCCGATAGAAAGCAGTACGTGGACAGCAGGTGCACGTCGGCGTTCCAGTCCGTGCGCTTGTCGTCGTACCTGTCGGCCGTGGTAATGTCGGCGCCCGGTGGCGGCTGCAAGAAGCGGTAAAACTGGTACTCCGGTTCATTGAAGTTGGGCTGAATGAAGGGCGCCTGCTCAACCTCGGCAGGGGTGGACGCCGAATAAGTGACGTCGCGCGTGACAAAGAGCTCGCGCACGGGGCGCATCACCACGTCAATTTGCAGCTCGTTGTACTGCAGCGCCACCAGCGGGAACGCGGTGCGGCTGTTGTTGCAGAACCACGCATTGATCGGGATGTATAGCTTGCGACCGCGAATGGAGGGTTCCGGCCCCTGCTGGCTCGTGTTGTAATACACATTGGGGTACGTGCCTTTGCGCCCCGAAAAGTTGGCGGGGTCGTTCAGCTCTGCTGTGCTGCCGGACATGGTGTCGTACAGGAAGCGCTTGGTGCCGGTGAGGTCGCGCTGCACCTGCGCCAGCAAGTACTTGCCCGTCATGCGCTGCAGAATTTGGCCACCCACGGAAAATGTTATTTCCTTGATCATTTGCGTGCCGAGATTTTCAATCCAGCGGAACTCGTAGGGATGCCACACGTCGTCGCACGCAATGGGCGGGTAAATCGGGCTCCAAATGGTGGGCAGCGTGACCACGAGGTAAGTGTCCATAAGCAGCTCCGCATAGCGCGGCACCGTGAATGTGAACCGCGATTCCTCGCTCATGCGCAAATTGCGCAACCCGGTGAAATCAATTCTAAACTTTTGCATGCCGAAGTTAGTGTATTTGGCATATGTGGTCTTGAAAAACGACTTTTTCGGGTTGGAATTTAGAATGATATTTTGATTGCCGTACGACACAATGTTTAGTAGGCCGCCTGTCATTTTATATTATGGTTGTTATTTTTATTTTGTATAACGATAATGTAATTGCAATATATAAGTCATTTGCATTTATATTAAAATCATTGTCTTAAATCATAATAGTATCACATATCACATATCACATATCACATATAACATAGTCATAAATTCATATGTATTCAACTGCAAACCCGTCGTCTTCGGTTTCGTCTTCGGTTTCGTCGTCGTCTTCGTCGTCGTCTGGATTGGAGCCTTCACGCATGGCGACCGCAACCGCCGCGGCATCGGCCTTTGCAACGTCGGCATTTACCGCAATTAGCAACAACCCGTTGAACACCGGCTTGTTCGTTGCATTGGCAATTGCGGTGGCCTGTGTCATCTGGTACATTATTTTCAAGGTGAAGCAAAAACAAAATGAAATTGCTTCCACCTACGTGACGATGAACCGCCAAGTCAGCCCGTTGAACACGATGACAACCCAGATAGTGGATCCCATGACCATGCCCTTGCGCAATTTTTACATTAAAACGGCGCTGAATTGCTGTTGTTTAGGGGAGTGGAAAAACAACTACGTGGACATTGTCCCGCTCAAAAGCGCAATTGCGGACGGCTACCGCTGCCTGGATTTTGAAATTTACAGCGAGGGCAACAAACCGGTGGTGGCGGCTTCCACAAAACCCAGTTTTTATTACAAGGAAACCTACAACTCAATTCCCTTTTCAGACGCGATGGCAGCCATTGCGCAAAATGCGGTCACAACCGCTCCCAACGGCACGGATCCGCTGTTCATTAATTTGCGCATTAAAAGCAATAATGCGAGAATTGTGCCCGACATTGTTGCCGCGATTAATGCGCAATTCGGGAACATGCTGCTGGGACCCGATTACAATTACTTGTATGCTGGCAACAATTTAGGGCAAGTGCCGATGTCGACGTTTCAAAACAAGGTCATAATTATGGCCGACATATCCAACCCGATGTGCACCGACAAAGACCTGCCGCTGTTCCAAATCATAAACGTGGGGGCAAATTCGCCATTTTTGCACCAGTTGCAATATGAAATGGGAGTAAAAAATACGCCGGACATGGACGCGCTGATAGACCACAACAAAAAGAACATGAGCATCGTGTTTCCCGACGATCCGTTTAACGAAAACGTGAATTTCAATGTTGCAAAGGTATTTGGGTGCCAGTTCATTGGCATGATGCCGCAAGTGAAGGACATCAATTTGGAAATTTGCAACAAAGCGTTCAATGATGCGGGCAGCGCATTTGCATTGAAGCCGCCGGAATTGTGCTATCAAGCAGTGGTGATTGAAACCCCGCCGCCACAGAACCCGGCACTGTCTCTGGCGGGACGGAATTACAACACCGATTACGCGTCGTGGAGCGTTTAAGGGTAAGGGACATGCTGTCCCTTATGATCCCTTGCCCTTGCTATTGCTATTGCTATTGCTATTGCTATTGCTATTGCCATTGAGGTAATTCACGTCAGTTATAAATGCCCAATGTGTAATAAATTCATAAACATATAAATACATTTATGCATCAATTAATATGTTTGTAATAATATTACCCCAACCTTGTTGCAATCATGCATGAAATCGTGTTATTGCATTGTCCCGAAATTAGCATGCACCTCGCATTTTATTATGCGTGCGTTGAAGGATGCAATGCATTTTCGCGCATGGGGTATTCCGTGCGCATTGCGCGCAGCATTTCAGAATTGAATAACAATTGCATTGTGTTTTTGGGGGATGACTTTCACGTGCCTCGACCGGCGGATTTATTGGAGCAGCAAGCCCCTCGCGCAGCGTACATTGGGTGGTGCTGGAACAATCAAGATGTGGGCCAATTGCCGCACTTTGTGCACACGCATCAAAACAACTTGAAACCGAGGGTGCCACCCACTTATTTGAATTCGGATTCAACCAATCCCGTCAAGGTGCCATTTTTATTGCGCGCGAATGACGACCCCGCATTGATCGGCACATATCCGAAAAAGATTGTGCGGCACTATTGCTACATGGGATACGAATACAATCCCGAAATGGTGCCGTCCTCCCCCAAATATGTCGGGTGTTATTACGGAACAAAAAATCTCACCCAATTTTTGAATTATGAAACCCGAAAACGCATCTATTTAGGATCCATGTTCGCGCTCGGGTTTCAGTCAAAAGCAAATGCGGACGACCACCACGTGAGCCAGCGGATATACGAGGGACTTGCATACGGATGCGTCGTGCTGAGCAACAGCGAGGCCGCGCGCGATCAAACCGACGGAATTGTGGAATTCGTTTCGTCGCAACGAGAGATTGAAGACAAAATTGATTATTATTTGAAAAATAAAAAAGAATATAGTGCAAAACAAGCGGCCGGATACCATTTCATTAAAACCCGGGGCGGAACAAATCATGCCATGGCCCAATCATTCATTGATGCCATAAACACTGCATTTCCGGGCATATTATAAAGGGGTTATACATTGTTGCTGTTATTGCGGTTGCTGTTCTTGCTGTTGCTGCTGCTGTTGCTGTTGCACATACTCTTGATATTTGGTGCGCCGTTCATTCAATTCTTTTTGCGCATTGTATTGTTTTGCACCCGCATCCATGAATTTGCGAATCTCTCCATATTTGATTTGATTTTTTGATTTGGGCAAAGGGGTCTCGTCGTCATTGTCCATGCCTGAGCCAAGATACGCTTTTACCACTTTCACCGGATCTTTCAGTTCCCGTAGCCGTTCGCCCGCCGTCGTTTCATCGTAATCCGTTTGGCGGACAATGAATGCGACGGCTTGCATAAAATATTCTTGCTGCACAGCGGCCTTCAGTTCTTCGCCCTGCAAGTGTTGCAAGTGTTGCAAGTGCGGTGGCAGCGCATTCATTGGTTGCATTATTTATTTTATTTTAGTATTTGTGCATGCATTGTGCCATTGTGTTTAAATTGCTTTTTGCATTGAAACCATTGCCATTTGCCATTGCCATTAAAATGTATTTCAAACCATATTAAACGAATGGCAGTGCATTACTACATCTTTGCTGTAAATCACGATGGCAACCCCGCCCAAACTGAACACCAACGCCAACGCCAACGCCAACGCCAACGCCAACGCCAACACCAATGCAACTAATTCCATCCTTGCCCTTCTAATGGATGAAGTACGCCAATCGCTGGAGCCCAAAATATTGCACGCATTGGCGGATTACAATTTATACAAAGAAACCCATGATGCTGTGATGCAAATTCCATTTGTGAAACATTTGTTGGAAAATCAGTGCAAATGCAAAACAAATCCGTCGGCCTCGGCGGCAGTGCTGGATCCAATTCAGTTGGAGATCATTGATGTTGCAACCGAACAACCCTTGTTGCCCAATTTAGATTCAATCACTGAATACATTAACAACATCGCGATTGGCGAGGACACAGAAGAAGAGGCTCAAGAAGAAGAAGAAGAGGCTCAAGAAGAAGAAGAAGAGGCTCAAGAAGAAGAGGCTCAAGTAGAAGAAGAGGCTCAAGAAGAAGAAGAAGAAGAGGCTCAAGAAGAAGAAGAAGAGGCTCAAGAAGAAGAAGAAGAGGCTCAAGAAGAAGAAGAGGCTCAAGAAGAAGAAGAGGCTCAAGAAGAAGAAGAGGCTCAAGAAGAAGAGGCAGAAGAAGAAGTGGCAGAAGAAGAAGAGGCAGAAGAAGAAGTGGCAGAAGAAGAAGTGGCACAAGAAGAAGAAGTGGCAGAAGAAGAAGTGGCAGAAGAAGAAGAGGCAGAAGAAGAAGAAGAAGAGCTGGAGTTATTTGAAGTGGAGATCAAAGGAAAAACCTACGTGACCAACGATGAAACCGATGGCGACATTTATGCATACGTGAATGGTGAAGTGGGTGAAATTGTGGGAACATTTAAGAACTGCGTGGCAAAGTTCGCCAAGAAATCCAAACCCAAATCCGCACAATAAACTGAATTCACTCAGACGCCAATCACCCAAATCAAAATAATATATTCGTGTATATTATATTGTGAGTTGTGCAAAAAGGATGATAATAGATTCGTTATGCCCGCCAGCAATTCTGTATTTGGGGTTTTCGGTTATTCAAATCATAATTGATTTATTTAGAGGGCAGCAAAATAGCGCCTTCCTGAAAGTCATTGTCATGCTCATTTTCACAATTCTGTTGAACCAGTTGTGCATCAGCGGGCTCACCATTCTCTCGTGGTTCATAGTGTTCATCCCTTTCATCATGATGACGTATGTCACCACCATTCTGCTTTACGTGTTTGGTTTGAGTCCGTCCAAAGGGAAGCATCAACCGCAGCCCGACCCTCGTCGCCGACACAAACCGAAACCAACTCCTTACAATCCTCAGGACGTGGGCGGATGTGCCGGAACCGAATTTGGGTGCTGCCCCGACGGTGTGACGGCCAGCAACATGTTCGGTTCCAACTGCTATGGCCCCGGACCCAGCCCTCAGCCGGGACCCAGCCCTCAGCCGGGACCCAGCCCTCAGCCGGGACCCAGCCCTCAGCCCGCTCCCCCCCATCATCATCATCATCATGGACATCATTATCCGCCCAGCCCTCAGCCGGGACCCAGCCCTCAGCCGGGACCCAGCCCTGGTCCTGGTCCTGGTCCTGGTCCTGGTCCTGGTCCCGGTCCCGGTCCCAAAAAAATCGGAGGATGCGCCGGCACCCAATTCGGCTGCTGCGATGACGGCATAACCGCAAGAAGTGATAAGTATGGCAGCAATTGCCATTCGGTCATGCCAATACCAATGCCACCTGCTGGCGGCTGCGCCGTCACCCAACACGGGTGCTGCGATGATGGAAAAACCGCAAGAAGTGATAAGTATGGCAGCAATTGCCATTCGGTCATGCCAACGCCAATGCCGCCTGCTGGCGGCTGCGCCGTCACCCCATTCGGATGCTGCGATGACGGCATAACCGCTGCAAACGCAACTAAAAGCAATTGCCATTCGATCATGCCAACCACTATGCCAACCACTGCTGCACCAGTACCAACCACTATGCCAACCACTGCTGCACCGATACCAACCACTGCTGCACCGATACCAACCACTGCTGCACCGATACCAACCACTGCTGCACCGATACCAACCACTGCTGCACCGAATCTAACATCCTTTGGTTGCACAAAATGTTCGGATGGTACGTTTGCATGCACAAATTTGCCACAAAGTAATCCATTAAAGGGTGGTGCAACCATTCCCGCAAATACCACTAGTTTAATTAGCAATTATATGAATAATAATTATGATCTTGAAACCCCTGCTTATACACTGGAAGGCAACAATTATTGGTGGCGCCAAAGAGGAGGATGTGTTACACCACCGGTACCAACCACTATGCCAACCACTGCTGCACCGGCTGCTGCACCGAATCTAACATCCTTTGGTTGCACAACATGTCCTGATGGTATGTTTGCATGCACAAATTTGCCACAAAGTAATCCATTAAAGGGTGGTGCAATAATTCCCGCAAATACTGATAGTTTAATTAGCAATTATAATCTTCCATTATATGATCTTGAAACCCCTGCTTATACACTGGAAGGCAACAATTATTGGTGGCGCCAAGGAGGAGGATGTGTGACACCGTGTCCGACAGGATGGTATCGTGATGATAATGATAAAAAATGCTACCAATTTTGTTCAAATAATAGTCAAGCAAGAAATGCAGATGGATCATGTATATGCGGTAAAGATGAACCCAATAAAAGTTGTTATTCTGGTTTGACATGTATTAATAATACCTGCGTCGGATGAGTGCCAAATATTCGCACTATATCTATCGCGCGGTGTTGTATCCCCCACAGCCGCCGCATTTCATGCCGTACGGGTGATATTTAATGGGGCCAGCGAACCCGCAGTCATTGCACTGTATGGCGAATGTGATCTCTTCCTGAATGGGATGCGCGTCTATCAACGAGTCCATGCCCGCATTGTATTGCTGCAACCGGTCGGGTGGCAGCATGGTTTTCCGGCATGAAGGGCAACTCAACCGGTTCTGTTGAAAGCAGTTCAATTGGCAGTGCGCGTGCATGGGATGCCCGCACGGCAGCACGATTGCCGGTTTGGTGGAATGGAACAAATTTTCCAGACAGATGGGGCAGTCGGTGTGGAACTGTTCGGCCTTGCACCGATGATTGGTAGAAGAAACGCATGCGCCGCAAGTGTCGCAGTGCACTAAATCGGCCGCGCCCTTTACGCGGCAAATGCCGCACTTGTCGCAGTGGTAATAATTTCTCTCAATGCGATCATCAAAAAAGTTGCACACGGCGCAAAAATAGGCGGCAAACGAAACACCACAGGCGCACGTTTGGGACACGGTCTGTCGTTTGTTGCACGCAACGCACACCACCTCTTTCACGGCGTGCCGGTCCATTTCATGCGCTTCAGCGTCGTTGTGACAATGACGGCACCAATATATTTTTCCGCAGCATGGGGCCACCAGGCGGCATCTGCGCACATAGTGCTCACATCCAACCACGCATGGTTCTTCTGGTTCTTCTTCTGGTTCTTCTGGTTCTTCTTCTGGTTCTTCTTCTGGTTCTTCTGGTTCTTCTTCTGGTTCTTCTGGTTCTTCTTCTGGTTCTTCTTCTGGTTCTTCTGGTTCTTCTTCTGGTTCTTCTTCTGGTTCTTCTTCTGGTTCTTCTGGTTCATGCAGATGAGAGATGGTGTCGTCATTATTGTTCATATTTGTGTTTCAATATAAACAATACATAATAATGCACTTAAACGATTTTCACTCGTATTAAATATAAATATATTCAAACAGCCTCCCTCCCCATCCAATGTCTTTGACGTCGGTGACTCGTGTTAAGCACGTTGCGACCGATCGTGTCGCATTCTTGAAGAATCTGGCCGAGACGCCGAACCACACGGTTTTAAAGCTGACGGCGACGTGGTGCGGTCCGTGCAAGCAGATTGCGGAGTACACGCGCGCAGCGTCGCTGCGGTTGCCCGCCAACGTGGATCTCATTGAGTGCGACGTGGACGAGTCGTTTGATTTGTATGCCTCGCTGAAACAGAAGAAAATGGTGAACGGCATTCCCGTGTTCCTGTTTTACAAGAATGGGAACGCGACGCTCATCAGCGACTTGTCGGTGACGGGGGCCGACATTAAGTCGTTGGATGCCTTCTTTTTCCGGGTGGTGGCTATGGCAAATCCGGGGATGACGGCAACGAATCATTATGTGAATCAATAAAACCGCGATTGTAAATGACATTACAATTCAGGTTCAGAATCACAATATGTAGCACCTGAATAATCTATCCATTCTTCTAATGTAAAATTTATAAAGTCATCCGGAAGCAAATAGGTTTTGTATTCCATTTCAAACCCAAGTGATGTCATTTCATAGTAATGCGATGAAGCATGTTTCATAATATTCAAAAATTCTTCAATGGAATGTGTTTCCGACTCTTTTGCTCCTATTCCACTATAAAGGATACATGGCATTTCACTTATATAACTAGAATTATTCAAATGCATTTATATACTAATCGGCGTTTTATAATTTCATATGATGCAAATGTAAGAATGACAAAATAACATAATAAAAATAATACTAATAACAATATTAGCATTATCCAATTTCTCTCAACACATGGACCTGGATTTAGACATACGCAACTATGAGCTGCGCGACATTCTCAACCTGTTCAAGCTGCCATCCGCATTCACGGATGCGCACATGCGAGAAGCCAAGATGACCGTCATGCGCACGCACCCCGACAAGTCCGGGCTGGACAAGGAGTACTTCCTGTTTTTCTCCAAGGCGTACAAAATTCTGCACGAGGTGTTCCAGGTGCGCGCCGGGTTGTCGCGGCAAAAGGATGCCAAATACGACGACGTGAAGGAGGACATTGACGCGCGCCGCAACGCCAATTCCGACAAGCTGAAGCGCATGAACTCGGGCGAGTTCAACCGCTGGTTCAACCAAACGTTTGAACAGAATAAACTGTACGACGAGGAGCAGGACAGCGGCTACGGCGACTGGCTCAAAAGTCATGATGATCCTGACGCGGATGCGGATGCGGATGTGGATTTGGGCGAGGGCTCCACGTGGGCCCAGCGCATGGAGCAGCTGGACCGCCGCAAAACCAAGTTACGGGAGCAAGCGCTCGTCGTGCGCAGCGAAGTCCGTTCGTTTGATTCGTTTGGTGGAAGCGGCTACGGCTTGTCGCGCGAATGCCCCGAAGAGCACTCCAGTGGCCTAAACTTTGGCGGCTCTGGCTCTTCTCTGATGTACGAAGACCTGCGAAAAGCGCACACAGAGTCGGTCATCCCCGTCACGCACGAGGACTACGAAGCCGTGCGCAAATACAAAAACATGAACGAGCTGCAAATGTCGCGAGATATTGATCGCCGGACATTTAATTATTCCGAAACGGAATCCCAATCAGCACTCGCGCGGTCGCAACAGCTGCAGACGGAGGACGACATGCGCCGGGCATTCAAGCTGGCGCAGCAGGACGAAGTCGTGCGGGACCTGAACAAGAAATGGATGGCGCAGTTCAACGCGATTGAGAACTCGGGGAACAGTAGTTGCACTTAGTGCCTTTACCCCCCGCACCTCCTGCTCCCAGTCGCTGCACTAAGCGTAGCGCTTACCGGTCGTTGGACAGCAGCAAGTACTTGCCGACGACGGTATTAGAAGTCAGCACTTGGCGCGGGGAGAGGCGCGCGAACCACTGGAACGCCAGCCGGTTCAGGATTTGGTCGGCGGGCACGTAAATGCCGTACGCACCCCGGGCGAAATCCACGTCTTCTTCGCCCAGCAGCTCTTCAATGACGACGGGCTTCCCATCGGCCGTCTTGGTGCCGATGAGGGTGCCGCACAGCATGGACATCTTCGGCGGCGAACTGATGAGCTGCTTGTAGAGCCAGCGGTCGTTCTGGCCCAAGAACTCGTACTCGTTGGTGTAGTCGCCGGTCACCAGCGGTTCCAGGTACGTGATGTACTGCTGCATGACGGGGCTTTCCTTGGTGCAGCCCATGAGCGCGCTGTCGGGAAAAAATGCCGCACTTGCGGCCGCGGAGTTGCGCGACACGAACTCGCCGGCAAACATGGTTTTCCCGGCGCCTTTTAATAGAGCACTGTACGCGGGTTTCAGGTCCTTCAGGCAGATGAAGGAGGCGGGAACGGTCATGCCGCCGTATTTGTGCAGCACTTTGGCCATGGCGAGGTCCCTTAAATGCTGCTTCAGCGGGGCCGGCATGTTCTGCACCTCAATGGTCCAATTGGGCAACACGCGCGAGAAGGCGGCGTCGTCCACCAGCACCACGTTGAACGACTTGCCGCACTGCTCCACAATGCTGCGAATGGTTAGGTACATGTAGGGCTGGTTCAAGTGGGTGCTATTCCGCGACCCCCAGCTGGACCAGTTGCGCGCATTCACCTCGTAGTCAATGTGAATCCACAAGAAGGGTTTGCGCGTGTCGGCGAGCGACTTGTCGTTCAGCAAATACTTCTTGACGAGGTTGTAGTCGTCGCTAATGTTGTTGCCTTCCTGGGATTTTTTATAGCGCGAATAAGCCACCCCGGCGAGAATTATTACTAAATAAAATGCAACGAGTTTGGAGGACAGCATTTTGATGATTTTGATGATATTGATGATATTGGTGCAATTGTGCGATTGCGATGTATATTGTTGAATGTATTGATATATCAATATAATATATTTATATGTCAATTTGTCATGGGCGTGTCGCAAATGTGATACACGATTTGGGTTTTTGATTTGTCGTATTTGCGCTCCGGTTTGCATTCAATTGACGCATGACGACACACTTGTCTTAAAATGGTGTTTAAATTGCTGTAGGACATCTTTCGTGTGAGAAAAAAATGCTTGTCCTTGCAGTAATACGGTATCAAGTCATTGCAAAATTGTTGCAACAATGAAGGCTTGCATTTGAGGTTGTCCTGACATTGGTCCTGGGTCTGGTCCTGGCATTGGTCCTGGCATTGGCATTGGCATTGGCATTGACATTGGACCATACCGTCGCAATAAGTCGCCTTTTTGTATGCAGACATGTCTATCAAATAGTAATTGGAATTCGGGATTTTGTGTGCCATTTTGTGAATAAAACAGTAAATCAATTCAATGGGAATGGGGGCTCTTAATAATTTGGGCATGCGAGTGAGGTGTTTAAATGTTCCATTCTCATCTCCTGTAACCACCATTTGAGATAACTATCATATGATTATATAAATATTTTGCTCAATCCATCCAATTATGACATTGATGCGGATGCGGATGCGGATGCGGATGCGGATGCGGAGGTTGATCTCGCCGACTGAAACAATTGGCGGATGTTGTTTGTGAAGAGCGCCAATTCAATCTCGTCTTCGTGTATGTTGTGAAAAATGCTTATGTATTTGCAAATGATGGCAATCGTCTGATACTGCATTGTTTCGTTGATGAGCTGCGTGTTTTTTATGAAAATGAAATAATTGTCCAAAATGTCCATGACCGAATACCCCTGATCGTGCAGAGCGTGCAAGTGCGAAATGCATTGGGCCACCGTGGTGGTTGCGCACAAACACGCGGCCGTGTAGTTCTCAAACACGCTGAACCCAATGTTGGTGCACAGCTCATTTGCCAGCTCCAATGTGATGGGCACGCCAATGATTTTGAATTTCTCCATGTAGTTGATGAGAATGCGCACCGACCCGTTGCACACGCGCATCACAAACTCTTCGGCATCCGCGTGAATGGATACGCGTTCGCGAATGCGGATTTTGTGCAAAATTTTTTGCAAGCACTGCGGGTCAATCGGGTTGATTTTGACAATGATTTGACGCGACTGCAAATTGTCAATGACCTTTTGCACGTTGATGCACGACGCGATGAAGCTCACGTTGTGGTTGTACTTGTCAATGCAGTTGCGAAACACCTGCTGGCTTTGCTCGTTGATGGAGTCTATGTCGTCCAGGATGATGAGTTTCTTTTTTCCGGGAATGAGAGAACTCGTCTGGCAAAATATTTTCATGTCGTTCCGGTAATACTGAATGCCTTGGTCCTTCAGGCTGTTCAAAATCATGACGTTTTCCGGGTTGTTGCGGACGCCGTAGTATTCGCGGATGATGGCGTTCACCAGGGATGTTTTGCCCGACCCCGAATCCCCGACAATGAGCAAATTCAATTCGTGCATTTGAATGAGGGATTTCAGCAAGCCGACCATGACGGGGGTTAGTTGTTCAAACTCGCTGAACAATCGGGGTTGGTATTTGTTTATGAAGGGGTCGTTGTCGGTTGCTGCGGTCATGGAGTTTGTTGGTTTGTTGAGTGCGTTGCATTTTATAAGGGGGATCTTTTTATAACTATTTTTTAATTAAACAACTATATATTAAACATTTACCCCCACATTTGGTATAATGCAAGCACATCCATCACAGCCACAGTGCCATCTTCCGTCGTTCCGGACGGGCGACATCCTGCTGTACAACACCACTAAATACTGGTATTCACGACTCATTGAGCGTTTCACTTCATCAGATTACAGCCACGTCAGCATGGTGCTGCACCGACCGACCTGGTTGGATCCCTCACTATGCGACGAGGAGTACTACGTGCTGGAAAGCGGTAGCGAGTGCTTTCCGGATGCCGTTTCAGGAGAATTCAAGTTCGGCGTGCAGGTGGTTCCGTTGTCCAAAGTGTGGGCGGAATACGCGACGCAGGGCTACGGACACCTCTACGTGCGGCGCATCCGGTTTTTAGATGAAAGCGAATCTGCGCATGAAACATCTAAACTAGAGGCCAGCATCAAGACGGCATATGAAAAAACAAAGGAATGTCCCTACGACCTCAATCCATGCGATTGGATCAAGTGCTACTTTGACGAGCACAAGACGCTGGAACAGATTGAGGCCTCTTCGCAGCACAATCACAAAACCACCTCGTTTTGGTGCAGCGCGCTCATTTCATTCGTGCTCGTGGTTGCCGGGGTTTTGGACAAGTCCGTTCCATGGACGGTCATTACCCCGTATGATTTCAGCGCGTTCTGCAAGCCGCAGCGACTGGTGTTTCAAGGATGCACATATGACGCGGAAGTCAAGCTTTAATGATGTAATGCACAAAAATGCATAAGGAAACACATATAAACCTGGCGCTCTATTATTCACCCATATGTGCATCATTCAATGGAGCACGTTGAAGAGCTGCCCACCATTTACGGTGTGGAAAAAAACGGGAAAACCAAGGTCTGGATGGCGCACATTTATCGCGACGTGCTGAATGGAAACGCCACGGCCGAAATAGAATACGGCCAGCTGGACGGCAAGAAACAGACCACGAGTCGCGAATACACGGAAGGGAAGAACCTCGGCAAAAAGAACGAGACGACCCCGCTGCAGCAATGTCTTTCAGAAACCCGACGCAAATGGCAGGACAAAATGGAAAAGGAGGGATATTCTCTCGTTCAACCCGTTTTAGAATCAGAAACAAACACAACGGACACAACCAACACAACGGACACAACCAACACAACGGACACAACCAACACAACCAACACAACCAACACAACCAAGGTGTTTCCCATGTTGGCGCACACGTATGAACCTCTTAGTTCAAAGAACAAAAAGAATGACATCGTGTTCCCGTGCTACGTGCAGCCCAAGCTGGACGGCCTGCGGTGCGTCTGCTACATGAACATGAGCAATAATGACGGGAAGGTGTTGGCTCAGTCGCGCACGGGCGCGTACTTTGAAACCGTGGAGCACATTTGCGCCGAGTTGCGGCCACTCCTGCTGAAAACCCCCGGATTAATGCTTGATGGCGAGCTGTACTCCATGGACATGCCCTTTGAAGAGCTGGCGGGACTCATCAAACGAAAGAAGCTGGCGGGGTCCGACATGCAGCGCGTGCAATGCATCCGGTACCACATTTACGACATTGTCGTTGGCGGCGTGCCGTACTCAGACCGGCATGATCGCATTGTCCAACTCGTGGATGACTCAAATTGTCATTTGGAGGTCGTGCGCACGCAGTTGATACATGACGTGGCTGAGTTCAAGCAGGCGTTCAGCGACTGTGTTGCCAGCGGATACGAGGGCATCATGCTGCGAAATGTAAATGGGCTGTATTGCCAGAATTATCGCAGCCACGACCTGCAAAAGTACAAGGAATTCGTGGAGGCCGAGTATCCGATTGTGGGCTTCAAAGAAGCCGATGGTCGGGACAAGGGAACCGTGGTGTGGGTGTGCAGAACGTCGGATGAGAGAGAATTCAGCGTGCGTCCAAGAGGCACGCAAGAACAACGGCGCCAGTGGTTTCAGGACGGGCCACAGTATGTGGGAAAACTGTTGACCGTGATTTATCAAGAGCTGAGCGAGTTGAACGTGCCCCGCTTTCCCGTTGGCAAAGCCATTCGGGACGGGTATTGACGAACCAATTAACAATTGTGTAAATCAACATAAAATCAAAAATCATAATAAAAGCATTTTAGTATGATTTTTAAAAACACAATTACGCGTTAAAATGCCACCCTCCCGTTCGCATTACGACGTTCTGCAATTGGAATCGCGATCAGCCACGCCCGATGAAGTCAAGCGCGCGTTTCGCAAGCTGTCAATGGAGCATCATCCCGATAAAAACGGGAATTCGGAGGAGTCTAACCGCGCGTTTCAAGAAATCAACGAGGCGTACAACGTGCTGAGCGACCCTGAAAAACGCGGTAAATATGATTTTGAGTTGCACCTGGGCATTGGCGGACACCGAATGCCTGTGCACATGCATCACCTGGGCCCAATGGGCATGGGCGGCATGGGCGGCATGGGCGGCATGGGTGGCATGGGTGGCATGGGTGGCATGGGCGGCATGGGTGGCATGGGTGGCATGGGTTCAATCAATCCGCTGGACATGTTGTTTGCTGCAATGCATCAACAGCATCAGCAACAGCAGCATCAACAGCATCACCAACCGCAGCACATTTTTGAAGCCATGTTTGGAGGGGGTATGGGTATGGGTATGGGCCCCAAAATCATCATTCACAATTTCAATGCCGAAGAACCGACACAGGCACACGCGCACGCACAGGCGCACGCACAGGCACCCACCCATGACATAAACGTCGTGATTGCGCTTGCATTGGCAGATGCATTCAATGGTGTGAATCAGCGACCCGTCACCATTCAGTACGAAGATGAAGTGCACGCAATGCACACCGAAATGCTAATGATAAACATTCCACCGGGCATTCCAAATGGATACAAGGCCAGCATTCCAGACAGGGGCAACATTGTTCCCAATTCGGGCGGACGGCGCGGCACCCTGCACTTGGAATTCAGCATTGAACCGCATCCCAAATTTATTCGCGAGGGGAACGATGACTTGTTCATAGAGCATCATGTGTCCTTGAAAGACGCGCTCTGCGGTTTCACGTTTGAACTGGTGCATTTAAACGGGCGCAGCTACAAGTTCAACTGCAAACCGTGCTCCGTTACGGGATCCATGAACGAGACGAAGGTCATGCCCGGGCTGGGCTTTAACAATGGTGCGCTTAAAATCCGGTTCCACGTTGAGTTGCCAACATCACTCACGGAGGAGCAAATTGCGGCGCTGTCCGCCATTCTTTGATGAAAAGGTGTAAATGATATATAAATGCAAAACGATTGTATTGCATTTATTCGCATTCAGTGTGCAGTTATTTTGTCCATGCATTTCATGCATTACGGAATGCGTCGTTGATGCACATGAGCGCATCGCCGCAGATTGATTAATTCGGCCACTTTTCTCTCCCCTTCTTGTTCCATGTGTTCTAATTTTGAATTGAGAGACGCTGTCATGGATTGGTCGTGTTGGATTGTTTGCATTGGATTGGTCGTGTTTATAGGTCATGCTTAATCCGCGTGTTTGTTTAATTGGAACCTTTGCGATAATTGCCGTAGTTTTGCAGCAGCTCGGGGCAGCACGGAAGTTTGCCGACGGGATTATACATGCCATTGGCCCCCTGCGGCGAAGTTGCAACGCGCTTCAAATGCCGCCGCACCGAAATGTTGAGTCCGCCAACTCCGGAACCTGGCACGTAGTGATTGTTATTACCTGGTTTTTGATTTGTGAATATTAAACGACGAACCGCACCTGCCATGATTGATTGGTTAGTTATAATATGCGAAATTATAATAAAAATAACAATGAAGAACTCGTAGGTTTGGGTTTATGAGGGAAAGGTTCGGAGGAGGGGTGCGGGGCGAAACGCAGCCAAAGGCACTGCGATGTGCCTTGTGAACGTAGTTCCCCGGTTAGTTGATGCGCTTAGTGGGAATATCATTGCTAACAATGTAAATAGAATTTTCCGTCATAATGATGTATTCCGTCTCCACCTTGTAAATTTTCGCAATGGTGCTGGTGTACTCGTCCTCGCTTTTCACCAACAGCTTGTCCTTGTTCTCGCTAACTCCGATGATAACCGATTTGTCCAATGACGCGGTCCAATAATCCATCATGATGGGCTTGTCTTCCACTATTGCAAGCTTCATGGCGTGGCCGATGCACACGTTGCTTGGCAACCGATAGGAAGCATCGTTGGATGGTTTGGTCCCGTTGGCTGCGGTGGTGGCTGCAGTGGCTGCAGTAGTTGCGACGCTGTTATTGGAGTTGTTGGAGTTGTTGGAGTTGTTGGAAGAGGCCCCGCGGGCAGGAAGTTGATTGCTCATCGTAATTGTAATTTTTGTATTTTTTTGTTAAATTATGTTCTAAAACGACCTTGTATCTTTAAATACTTATTTATTATTTTAATATAATCGGGGGGGGGGATGCAAAAAATATGCACACATGCACTCTTCATGTAGGTGAGGGGGCAAAGGGCACTACGTAGCGGACGCATGTCCCCCCTCGTTGAAGATGAGCACCTTGCGCCGAATTTTGGGAACGCGTTTTTTATCCAATGCCGTGTCGGCCGACACCAGGCATTTGCCGACTGTCATGTATTCCGTTTCCAGCATGGTTCGGATGAACTCGTAGATTTCGCGCAGCACGTCTTCGTTGCATTTTCCCACAATGAGGACGCTACCGGTTCGGAAAATCATGAAGGAGATTTCATAATGCGCCTTCGTGTCATTGCACGATTTTTTGTGCTTGTTGGTCATGGTTATTGCGTCGTCCATGGAATGCGCCGGTTGCTGCCCGGTTTGCTGCCCCATCCCCTGCACGTAAAAGAACTTGCACTGTATTCCCGGATACGAGCACGCGTCGTAGTTGCAGTTAATGCGGTACTTGTATTTCAGCAAATTGTAGAGCGCATCGCGGTTGATGTAATACCCGCACTTGAAGTTGGAATTGATGAGCACCGTTTCGCACTGGTTGCGCTGAAAATCCAAATCGTCGCCCACGATGGGCCTCAAAATCTGCACCAGCAGGGTCTGCACCTTGTGCAGCATTGCGTCCGTTTTTAAGCCGGGAATTTCCAGTTTTCCGGTGTTGAACACCTTCACGTGCATTTCCTTGAAGTTGCGATGCTCGTCGTCTTCATCCACTATGCGCAAAATGACCACGAAGCAGTTGAAGAATGCCCGCTTTTGCTTTATGCGGTAGCTGACAATGTCCTTTTTGCAAAGCCCGATGCTGATTTTGCGTTGATCCTTGAATTTAATGCGCCCGTCCGGATTTTCAATGTGCTCAATCACAAACTCGTTGACGCACGCCACCTCCTGCTGTAGTTTGGCCCGAATTGATGCCAATTCGTCCGGATCGGTCGTTGAAAATTTCATCTGTTTTTTGATGGTCCCCTCCTTTGGAACCGCGTATTTCAGCACTGGGATGTTCCAGAACACGGCATGAATGTCAATCGGCCGGGTTAGATAAGATATTTTTGTTTTGGTGCTGATGTAAATCGGCGTGCATTTCGGCTGAGTGTCCTCGGCCAACGCATCATTGGATCCGGGGATGCCGTGATCGGGTTCGGGTTCGTGATCGTGATCGTGATCGGGTTCGCTGTTCTCACCTGATTCGTATTCATTCTCATCATCATCCTCCAATGCTCGCGATTCCATACACGGGTTGGCGTTCGCTTTCGTTTTCACTTTCGCTTTCGCTTTCGCTTTCGCATTCGGGTTCGCTTTCGTCGCCGCATTGGTTGCCACAATCGGATTCATCGCGGAATCCGAATTATTCAAAAATTGCTGCCATTCCAAATCAAGCTCCAATGACATTGCTATTGCTATTGGGTGGGTCTCTGTTAAATTCATAGTAAGCGTGTCTCTTTAAGTTGAATTGGAATCAATTCTTTTTGAAAATAATTTAATTAAACACGAAACCATTTTGCAAAATTCAAAATGAGATAATGCACCAGGTGATTGGTGTTGCACTCCGCGACGTGCATTGCATTTTCAACCTTGTCCAATAATTCGGGCGTGATGAGCGCCGGATGTTGCCGAATGAGATAATTGATGTAATTTTTCATCATGTTCTTCCGGTCCGAATTGCATTGCCGGCTTATGGTTTTTATTTTATCACAAACCAGGTGGATGACATCGCCCCCGCCTGTTTTTAAATCGCGCGTGATTTCATCCCACGCGGAGTCGGTCAAAATGACGTGTTGATCCATGCGCACATCTTGGTTGGTTTGCATGTAATTTATCATGCTGCGAATGTCCGAATTGAACTGTTTTTGAATGGACCGCAACATTTCGGCGGACAGGTTCAGCCCTTCGCTCAAGCCGACTTTCATCAAGAATTGATTGATTTCGGGGACGGGCAGTTGATTGAACCGCATGCGCACAAATTCGGTTTGCAGCGCCTCGTCAATTCGGCTGATGTAGTTGCATATCAGGCAAAACCGCACATTGTGCTGGGAGTAATTGTAGTTGTAGCAGTTGAGCAAATGCCGCAGCGCCATTTGCGCGTTCTTTGTCATGTAATCCACTTCATCCAGTATGACGAATTTTGTGCCGGTCCCGAAGAAGGATTTGGTCGTTACAAAGCTGTTGATTTGAACGCGGATGATGTCAATGCCGCGCTCGTCGGAGGCATTCAAATGAATCATGAGGCCGCTGTTGGCATGGTGCATGGTGGACAATTGGTACTCGTGCACCAGGTTCATGATGGTGGTGGTTTTCCCCGTGCCGGGGGGACCGTAAAACAGCAGGTTGGGAAAGTGGCCGGTTTTGATGATGTTGCGCATCATGAGCTTGTTCAGCGGGTCCAGCACAATGTCGTTGAAGTTCGTTGGACGATATTTTTCAACCCACGGCGTGGAATTGTTTGCATTGGTTGCATTGGCGCTGGATGTCATTTAATTGTTCATTTGAACATGCATTTATATTGATATTTTGTCATCCATTATAAGATGTGCGGTGGCAGACAATTAAATTAAAAATTGACAAATAAAATGTGGGTCCCATTTTAGAACCACCCAAATCCAATCCAATCCAATCCAATCCAATCCAATCCAATCCAATCCATATGCCTGGATATTTAGAATTAGCAATCGGACCCATGTTTTCAGGAAAAACCACGTGGTTGACGAATCTACACAAGCAATGCACTTATTGCAACATGCGCATCGTGGTTGTCAATTTTGCAGGCGACACGCGATACGCGTCGGCCGACGATGCACTGCTTTCCACCCACGACCGCACCATGATCCCCTGCGTCATGTGCTCCACCATTGCGGAGCTGACCGCGGAGCACGCCGACGCAGTGGCTGCAGCCGAGGTGCTGCTCATCAACGAAGGCCAGTTCTTCCCCGACATCATGCAAATTTTGCATTTTGTGGATGCGGGCAAGCGGGTTCATATTTGCGGTCTGGACGGCGACTTTGAGAAAAAACGCATCGGCGCGTTCCTGGATTTGATTCCGCATTGCGACAAGGTGTGCAAGCTCACGTCGCTTTGCAGCATTTGCCGCAACGGGAAAGAAGCCATTTTCAGCTTCAGAACCACGAGCGAAACCAACCAAATCGTGATCGGGAGCGACAACTACATTCCGCTGTGTCGCGCGTGCTACCAGACCGAAACCGAGAAAAAATATAACAAAACAACTTAAAATGTTTCGCACACCTTATCATACAATTGATTATAAATACATTTTTTAATGCAAAAAAAACGAGCGACCAAGCAGCAAGTGCAACAGCAACCGCAGCCGGAACAGCAACCGGAACAGCAACAGCAACCGCAACAGCAACCGCAGCCGGAACAGCAACCGGAACAGCAACCGGAACAGCAACCGGAACAGCAACCGCAGCCGGAACAGCAACAGCAACCGCATATAGTAGCAACACCTGCACCCGAAAAAAAGAAAAGAGTACGCAAACCTCCGGCATTGTCATTGTCGTTAGAACCGGCATTGTCGTTGTCGTTGGAACCGGCATTGTCATTGTCGTTAGAACCGGCATTGTCGTTGGAATCGGAACCGGCATTGTCGTTGTCGTTGGAACCGGAACCGGCGTGTGCTCCGTCTGCTCCTAAGAAAAAACGGGTCAATAAAAAAATTACAGAACCTGTATCAAATGCACAATCAATCCAGCTTCAAGTGAATGCAGCCGAATGCATTGTGCAATTGGAGCACGCCGTTCCTGACGCCATTCCGGTTTCTGTTCATAAAAAACGCGGAAGAAAACCCAAAGGTGGAAAAGTGATTCAACAATTGGTGCATGAATCCGAGGCAATGCATGATGCCCCCAACATAATTCTGCATTTGAAATGCAGCGTGTCTGATATACCAGATTTGAACACGCACTTGACGGAACCCTCCCTCAAGCCGGGAGACGTTGTTTCGTTCAATGCATTGGAAAACAAAGGCGCAGATTTAAATGAATCGTATCACTGTCAGTCTAAACGAGATGGCACCATTGGTGGTGCAACATCTGCATCGGCTGGCAATTTCATCATCGGCAACTCATCCAATTACAGGAAGTCCAGATCCAATTCGGATGCATTGATTGCAACAAATTCATACAACCATTTGAACCATGACGGGGATTACGACGATGACGACGGCGACGACGACGATGACGCTCGCTCTAACGACAAGAATTTAAAGGACATTTGGAAGAAATTGAATCATTTGAAGCTGTGTTTTCACAAAAGCGACGTATTTCAAAACATTGGGGCAGGCACCCGCCGCTCCTGCTGTTTTTGGGACACCTGCGAATTTGACACGCCGCCCATTTACATCCCAAAGTGCATTGCGCCAAATGGGGGGTACAACGTGTACGGATGTTTTTGCAGCCCCGAGTGCGCGCTGGCTTACCTCATGAACGAGGGGGTGGACACTTCCGTCAAGTTTGAGCGGTGTCAGATGCTGAACGCCATGTATGGTCGGTTGTTGAATTACGAGAAAAGCATCAAGCCGGCACCCAATCCGCAGTACATCCTGAACAAGTTTTACGGCAATCTATCCATTCAAGAATACCGCAAGCTATTTAAGAGCGAGCAAATCGTCTATGTGGTGAACAAGCCGCTCACTCACATCCTGCCTGAAATGTATGAGGACAACAACGACTTTCTCCTGAACAACAAAGTCATCCCCAACAACAATCATAAGCTCAAGAAGAAAATAAGCGTGTTTGGGTGATCGTGGCTGCTATTGGGGTCATTGGGGTCATTGGGATCATTAAGTATTAAATTTTCATTAATATTTAATATTTAATATTCAATCCAACCATTGCCCATGCATGCAACCCAAACTCAAAAAAATTGAAGGTCCTTGGCTCATTGCACCCAACCCAACAACACCCCAATGAAATTAACATCATGACCGCTTGTTCCGCAACGCTGAACTCCCATGACCGCCGGATGCTGCGAGCGTTGCTAAATCGGGAATCTCAAATTGTGGACCAGTGCAACAAGCACCTCTCTCAATTTTCGGTCATGATGACCGATTTGCAATGCATACGCCATCACCACGATTACAATGAACGCGCGCTCAAATGCGACGAATTCATTCGGACACACGCACGCCTTGATTGCGACATGTCCGGATGCGACATGGTCCACGGAGCAGTGCAAACCGCGATGACGTGTGATTGCATTTGCATTCAAGCCGCGTGTTTTCGCATGCTGTACATATTGATTCCTCAATTGGACACGCTGCGAATGAAACTCTTGAAAATAAAAACCATATGCTCAACGCTGGGTTCAACCTCGGGCATTGAAACATGCGCCAACATTGAAAAAACCTTGCACAAAATTCTAAAACTAAAGCCGACTTCTCATTGATTTCAGCGTGTCGGCATGTGATACATCTAGCACATTCAATATGCCATGTGGATCTCTTATTTCATGCATTTCATGCATGTCGTGTGTTGTTTGCGCACGCGCATGTTTGCGCCGGTTCTCTTCTATTTTTTCACGAATGTCTTGAATCGCACCGAGGACGCATGATTGGGATTGCATTGTCTTATTGTCTTATTGCATTATGAGATTTGGTTTTATTTTATTTTCTCTCAATAACACATAACCCAACTAGCAACTTAACACACACCGACATGATGAACGAACGAGGATTAACTATGGTGGTGCATTCCGTCGTCATTGGCGTGGCGTTGTATGCCATGATGGTGTTGATTTTGAAACAATCTCCCGCAGTGGCGGAGAATCGCAGCATTTGCATTGCTGCCGCTGTGCTCATTTACATGATTGTGTTTGGACACGGATTGCCGGGCCGCATTAATTCATATCTGTGATTGCTGCGATTGCTGTGATTGCTGTGATTGCTGTGATTTATGAATGCGCTTTAACAAGACCGATGGCCCATGCAATTCCCATAATCATCAATATTATCATTTTGTTATACACGGGCATGGGAATATTTTTTACACATAAATTGATTATGTGTAAGCAAAATTGCATCGGTTTCAGTTCTGGTCCTGGTTCTGGTCCAGGCGTGTTCTGCAAACCGGACAGGACACGTTTGTTTGGGTCCAATTGGAGATGCATTTGGAATGAAATGAATGAGCGCAACGGGTCATGGTCCATGATTCTGCAGTTTTATCCAAGCAAATGCAGCATTCGGTTTGGTCGTCTATGAAATAAAATGATTCAATTGGGTGCACAATGTGCGCGTCTGGTGTGCTGCGAGCGTGCGTGTATGCACTGTAAAAACTATTGAACTTAATGTAAAGGCATGCCCCCGCAAATATGACAAGCAAATAAACGATGCACAGCAATATAACATGTATTTTAAAAACCGTCATACTCAGTTCGCACATTGAAAATGTGCCATAGTCATCATGCATGGAAAACGTCAATGGCCATGCCGCCATAAAAAAACAAAGTTTAATGACCAGCTCAATCACATCAAACAAATACTTCAAATTTGGCATCTGTTGGATTTTCCATGCCTTAAATTCATTGATGGAATTAAACATGGTGCCATATTTTTTGTATAATGCGTATTCATGTCGTGTCAAATTGCAAATGGATGCAAACATTCCAGCCAGCATGAAGCAATATGCGATGAACGTCGCAGTTGTGATGAACGTCGCATTTCGGCTGGCACACGTGGTTGCACCCGCCATGTAAAATGCAAATCCCCCCATTTTCATGAAAAGGCACACCCTGGTGCAAATGCGTTTTTCGTTGTATGCAAATGAAGATGAAGGATGCATTGAAAGTGCCCTCACGGCAATGACTGCGTGTTCATCCGACCCTGACTCCGCCATTTTGGATTAGTGTATTAGTGTATTAGTGTATTAGTGTATTACGATTTGGATGGGATTGGTGGCTATCAACTACATGACGGATGCCTCATTTTTTTATATCCATTTGCATGTGATTGAAAGTTGAATCATCAGTCGTCCCTTTCAATCACGTCTTCGTAGTCTAATGCGCCGCCGTCATCTGCATCGCCGTAGTCGTCGTCGTTCGGTAGCGCGCGCAAATTGTACTCTTCGGCTTCAACTTCCGCCGCCTCGCGCTCCGCATCGCCGTCCAAGAAGATTTCGCGCTGCATGTCGGAGACGAAGTCCCGCCGGCTCAGTTGCCGTTCTTTGCGCAGCTGCTGCTCCATTTCTTCGCGCTCGCGGTCATACGTGTCTTTGACGTACTGCCGCAGCCCCTTCTGCATGCCCACGTTCCAGTCGCCGATGCGGTGATCCTTGAAGAACTTCTCGGTTTCGCGCTGCTCCTTCGTCATGGTGTCAAACCCCTCCACGATGAGCTCCTTCTCCTTGTCTTTCGTGCGGCGCACGCGCTCCTTGATGGTGTCGGCGTTCATGTCCACTGCCGCGCGCGCGTCGTCCACGATGTCGGCGTATGCAAACAGCAGTTGCACGATTGTCTTTGACACCACGGTTCGTTCCACTTGCAGGATTTGGACCTCCTCCACGACGCCCGTGGCGGCTTCTTCGGCCAGCAGCGTGCCGGCAATGAGCGCGTCCTCTTCCACCGGCACCGTCTCTTCAATGAGGACCCCTTCATAATCCACCATGCGCGTGTGTTCTGCAATCAGTTCCATGAAATAGTACTTGTAAAGCAGGCGCACCGTGAGATTGTCAAACACGGAAAACGTGTTTGATTCCTTTGATGATGTTTGAGCATGGATTTCTGCAAAAAACGGGGTGATGCTCATCAAGCGCATGATATCCCGAACCCTGGACTGCATGGCCTTGAGCAGCGGCGCCAGTTGTCGGTCGCCGTAAAATTTGTTCAGTCCGGCATACGGGCGGGCAATGATGTTGCGCACGTCGTCGCTGTGTTGGCTGCTGAGTCCCCAGTGTGCCGGCACCTTTATGCTGTTTGCGTCTCGCTGCACCTGGTTGCAAATCATTCCGGGAAACACGTCGGCCAACGAATGCATGCAGTTTTGGGTGAATTGCACGGCTCGGGCGAGCGTTGCGTCTTCGGATTCAATGGCCGCGCCCCGTTTTTGCGGCGAGAAGTCCATGAGCGTGCCGAATGCGGCCTTCAGCTTGGCGCGCTGTTTTGCAAAGTTCGGCACTCCCGCTTTATTGCCGTCCAAGAATGCCCCGATTCGGGCCCAGCGGTCGTCGCACACGTTGCTCAAATACGACTTAAACTCGCGCATCTCCGTCGTTTCTTTGGAAAGCGCCAAGTCGTACGTGTCCATCAGCGCCAACACGCGGGCCTGCAGCTCGCCCGGAATAATGCCATCGGGTTTTGCGTGCAATTCGGCAATCATGTCGCGCAATTGCTGGTCGTTGGACCACTCGGGTTCGTTCAAATGAACGGGCACGATGTTTTCGGCGCCAATCACTTGCATCATTTGCGCGAACGCTTCGCGCGTGAAATTGACGCCGCGACGTTTCAGCTTCTCCATTTGCGCGGTGACCGAATCCGACGCATCAAACACGTCGGCATCCGGTTTGTTCAGGCAGAACAGCTGGAGCTGCGGCGGAACGGGGCGCGGGTTGGTGTAATTGCAGAACGCGGCAAATGCCATGTAAATGGTGCGCTCGTCAAACTGGGGCGACAGCGGGGGGAACGTGGGTTTCGTGGATTTGGGGTCGTACAACGTGGCCGCGCGCGCCAGCTGCACGATGCGGTCAATGACGGCCTGCGTTTTGGCCGCGTCGTCGTTGCATTCCTGGATGCCGCGGCGCTGGCGCACGAAGAAGTCCAGCGTGGTGCTGTCCGCGCCCTCCAGGCAGCACGCATTCTGCAGGAACGGCACGCCGCCCTCGGTCTGCGGCTTCAGCAGCAGCTGCGTTTTAAACTTGCTCACAACTTCTTGCACCAGCTGCTGTATGCCGAGAGAGAAGTACATGACCTTGGCGCGCAGGACCCCCAGTTGTTCGGTCTGCTCGGGCTTGCCGCGGCGCAAGTTGTCGTCCAGCCGTTCCATGAACTGCGGCGACACCCGGTTCGTCGTGGGATTCACAACGCCGCTCAAGGGCGGCAGAAACGTGGTCATGCGCCGGATGTCCAGCTCCACCGGCACGAGCTCCTCCGCGTGCTCCTTCAGGTAGTCGCGCTTCAGCGCCAGCAAGTCGGTGATTTCGCCTTGCGCAACCACGTACTTGATCACAAACATCTTGATTCGGTCGGCAATGGTTGCTTCTTTCATGTCCTTTGCGGCGGCCCACGGCTCCACGGATTTGCTCTTCAGCTGGTGCGCAATGCAGGCCACGTAGCGGATGCCGCTCATGTCTTCCTCGCCCAGCAGCGGGTAGCCCATGAAGGACCGCACGCACCCGGGCTGCGTTTTGCTGGTTTTCAACGACGGAATGGCTGTTTGAATGGCCACCGTCAAAAACGCGAGCGTGCAAAACAGCAATGAATTGCTTACGAATTCCGTGTAGGACGGAGGTTGTTTTTTGTCTGGTTCAATCTTGCCCTTCATCATTTTGTTGTATCGTTCCTCAGTCGGTATGGAGGCATTCAGCACGGCCATGGTTTTCTCCACGATGAATTCGCGCAACGGGGTCAGGTCGGCGCTCAAGTAGTTGCCCATGGACGTGACCACGTTGGAAATCATCACGGCGCGCGGATTGTCGTATTTTTTGGGCACCGTTGTTTTCACAGCGGTTGCCGCTGCTCCCGTGCCCGTCGCTGCCATTTGTTCTTCTTCGTCCCCCGGCAGCATGCCGCGGAACTCGCTGCCCTCCTCCGTGGCGGATTCCAGCATCATGATGACGTAGCCGCTGTGCTTGTCCACGACGGCATTGCCTTCGTCGCTGATTTCGCCCTGCTCTCGGCAAACGGTGCGCAGCGTGGATTGGTACAATGTGGCAGTGAGCGAAGCGGAGGAAGATGCCATGAACGCCGCCGCCAGCCGGCGCAAGAAGGACGGCATCAGTTTGGCGTCGGTTTTAACGCAGTACAGCCAGTGCGGGTCTTCGCCGAGGCGCTCGTTGGCCCCGCGCGTGTAGCGCTCCACGAAATTCAGCACGTCTGCGCTGCGCTTGACCAAATCGGACTGCCCCAAAATGATTGTTTTCAGGCGCTCGTACGGCGACTGCACAATGTCCTGCAGCTCATCCACTGCGACTTGGTGCCGCAGCTGCGCGTCGTTGTATTTCGTCATGCGCGCGTACTTCATGTGCCGCAGACGCGGCAGCACGGTGTCGTAGTAATTTAATTTGCCGTCAATGCGCTGCACGGTGCGCTCTCGGTTGTCGTCCACGCCGGCCTTGAATTCCGCGTTCATTTCGTTCAGCAGCCCCTCTTTGACCGCGTCGGCGGCCAGGTCGTGATCCATGCACGTCTGGTCCGCCGAGAAGCACTTCTCCTGCACGTTGCAAAAAAAGGAGGTGTCGTACATGCTCACCCCCGTGGGAATGTTGGTGTCGCGGATCCATTTGTTGTCCTTGCGCACGTAATACAGGTGGCGGTTGGTGCCGTCGGCGTTGTCCAGCTCAATCACGGCGTAGTGGCCGTCCTGGACGGGGCGCTCCCCCAGCAGCATGGCCTCCGCCTCCACGCCCGCCTGGCGATCGTCGGTGACTTTCAGCTCGCGCTTGATCTCCTCCTTGAGGAACAGGACGAACTCCTCGGGCGGCATGGCCTGCTGCTGCGACTCGTACTTCTTCAAGAACTCGTAATTGGTGCGGTCAAACTTGCGGTCAAACGCGATGCCTACCCCGGTGTCGTCCTCCAGCTCGTCGGAATCCCCCAAGTACTGCTTTGCAATGACCATGTTGGCGCACTTGTTCTTGCCTTCCTCCTCCGCCTTGCGCTGCTTGAACCGGTTGGTCTGTTGGTTGAGCAGCGCGCCGAAATCAAACGACGTCAACAGCTCCAAGTTCAGCTTGGCCACCGCGCACATGTATAACCGCGCATTGTCGGCCACGAGCATGCGGTGCAGCAATTCGGACGGGGTCAGTGCCCGGCGCAAACGGACTTCCGCATCGGCCGCGTCCGCGCGTTGAAACGCGGTGTCGCCGCCAATGTTGTACTGCTCCTTGGACAAGCCGTACGTCTCAAACACGCTGCTGCCGTTGGGGGCCGCCTGGTCGCCATGCGCCTGGCCGCTCACCAGCAGGTTGTACAGCACCGACATGCCCAAATAAAGGACGCCGTAATTGTGGGTGCGCACTTTGTCGCACTGGGTCTTGAGCAGCGCGTAGTTGCGCTTGTGGTCGCGAATGCGCTCGCGCAAGAAGCCCACCATGTCGGTGTATTGGCGGTACGTCAGGTCGCGGTGGTACACCATGAAGGGCTCCAAGTAGTTCACGATTTCGGACAGGGTCAGGCTGCCCACGAGGTGCTTCTTGACGAGGTCAAACAGGACGCGGGTGCGCGGCACCACGATGCGCAGGTACTCCGCGTACCGGTCGGCGTCCGTGATTTCGCGGTTCAGCACGTACTCCTTGATGTCGCTCAAAAAATCGCGCGAGTTGAACGCAATGTGCTCGTCCAAGTCGTCAACGGTGCGCGTGCTGATGCGCGTGGTCTTGCGCAGCAGCTGCCAGTAATTCAAGTTGTGCTGGTTCAGCTGCGACTTGTCCAGGATGTTGATGGTGTGCAGGTTGATGCGCGAATACGCCACCGTGGGCTCGGGCAGCATGATGAACGATTTCAGCGTCAGCGTGTCGGCCGGCGTCATGGGAACCACGTCGGCCGTCATGCGCGCCACGGTCATTGAAGTGGTTTGCAATCGCGTCATGCCCAAGTTGTATCGCTGCATGACGAAGCGGCGGGTCTTCAGCTCCTCGCCCGCAACCACCGACGATTCCAGTTGCCCCAGGTTGTCAATGACGGCGGCCAAATTGTCGCGCACGGCTTCGCTGATCAGGAAATCTTCCTCGTATTCGGGCGGTTCAAACGGCGTGAGTTGGGTCGTGCTCAGCTTGTTCATGTAGGCGGCACGCTTGTCGCCGCCGTTTTTGTAAGCGGCGAACAGCTCCGACTGATCGGTCAATGCGGTGGCCATGGTGATTTGCACCACGTCTTCTTTGGGGGACACGGACCACGACTCTTCGGCTTCATTCACGTACGTCTTCTTGCGACACACCGCCACCGGCAGTATCCAATGCAGGCGCTGGTTTAATTTGTGCAGCGCGTCAATGAGCGGCCGGTGATCGGGGCCGTGCGTCACCGGCGCGTGCGCATTTCCGCTGCGGTCAAACGTGGAAAACTGCTCGCGCAGCTGCTTGAACCGGGTGATCAGCGCGTGGATGCCGTTCAACACGGCGTCAGTGCGCTGGGTGGCGGGAACATTGGACAGGAGCGCGTTCAGCATGTCGTTGGTTTGCGACTCCAGACTGTAGCGCTTGCGCTCGGCGGGCACGTCCACCATGAAGGAGAACTCTTGGACGGCTTGCGAGGCCATGATTTCGTCGGCGTCGTGCAGCATCTCCGCGATGGCATTGCGCACCGCTGGAACCGCAACCGACACGGTTTGGACGGGGGGTGCGAGCCCGTCGTCAAACGGTTCTTCGATTGACACCTCACTAGGCGCATCGCTTGGCGCATCGCTTGGCGCATCGCTTGGCGCATCGCTTGGCGCATCGCTTGGCGCATCGCTTGGCGCATCGCTTGGTGGCGGCCTTATATTGATGCGCTGAATCGGCAGGTGTTCTGGCAGCCCCTTGAACCCGAAATCAATGTAGATAACGGTGTTGTCGGGCACGGTGGTCAGCTCAATCATATCTTCCCCGTCTTCTAAATTGGAGATGCGGCCAGTTATGATGGTGGGGTGCTCGCCGCCAAAGTAAATGTCAACCCACGTGTTGGGGAGCAGCCCGTTCTGGCGCGCGTAGCCTGAGTCTGGAGCGTGGTCCAAAATGTTGATTGTCGTTATGGATTCATCGGTGAAGGACTCCGTTTCCGGGTTAATGGTCAGTGTTCGCGTTATCATTGTATCGGCATCAATGAGCCGAAGCTTGGTTTCGTCCAAATAATCAATCACGAACACGTGGTTGTTCAAATCCTGGTTTTTGGCTTCAACCATGATGATATCGCCCAATTTGAACTGAACCGACACTGACATTGAAATATTTGATAATGTTAAATTCTATTTATTTCAAATTGCAGAATGTATGTACTTTAACATAAGCTTCTATTATATTTTTATTCAAATTAAAATATCACTTTAAATTAAAACAACCAGCAATCAACAACCACAACACATGTCCGTGTCCGTCAAAATTAAAAGAAAAATTGTGCCAACCCTGATCACCGCCGGCATTGACCCCAACGCCAACGCCAATGCCAACGCGTTTGAAGCTGCGGCTCAAAAAAAGAATCCCCTGGAAAATGCGGCCGACATGATTGCAATGCGGTACGGAATTTCGGAGGAAGCCCCGCAAATCAACGAAGAAGTTTTTAAAAAAAACCGCGCCATAGGAAAGAAAGTGATTCCGTTGAAAGAATACTTTGAACAAACCGCGAAAGAGTTCGTTCAAAAAGAGGCAGAGAAAAAAGAAGAAACCGCGCAAAAAAAACGAGAGTATGCGAAGTTGTCGCCGTGCCAACGAAAAACAAATACGCTGCAACGAAATATTGATGAATACATCAAGGGATGCGACACCAACTTTTCAAATGCGGCGTTGATTGAAATGGCGAACAAGGCCCGAGAGAAGGCAGCAAGGACGTCTGTGAAAAAAACAAGGACAAAAAAGGCAGCCAAGGCAAAAACACCAAGAAGATCCATGACACCCAGAGGCGGCCGCCGCACAAAGCGGGCCCGTAAATAAATGTGAAATGAAGTTAAAGACATGGTGATCATTGTTGATAGACCTCGTGCATTTAACACACATCATGACACCCACCACTCGTCCTTGGACCTACGATTTGAAGTGCGCCAGCCCCGACATTTTGCGCGCGTTCAGTCTCATGTTTCATGACCCCGAAAGCGACGAACTGGCGTCGCTCCTGAAAAAATCAAACCTGACCAACAAGAAATGGAAGTGTGGCCCGCACGTGCATTCCATTTTGAAATACACCGCGGGCACACTAAAATGTGACGAGCTGCAAACCCTCGGGCTTCTGCGGTCGGTGGTGTTGGACCAGCACGGAAAAATCATGGCATTCTCGCCGCCCAAGTGCGTGGCAAACGGGCAGTTTTCGGATGACAGCGTCATGGTGGAAGAGTTAGTGGAAGGCACCATGATCAACGTGTTTTACCACCGACCCAACGGACAAGACGATGGCGCGGGGTGGGAGCTGGCTACAAAAAGCTGCGTGGGTGCAAACATCGTGTTCCACTCGGTGCAGCCCAGATTGGTTCAAGCGCAAGAGCCAGCGCAAGAGACAGCGCAAGAGCCAGCGCAAGAGCAAGAGCCAAAGAAGACATTCCGCCGCATGTTTTTGGAGTGCATGAATGATGCCGACTTGAATTTTGATGCGCTGCAAACAGACTGCAGCTACAGTTTTGTCATGCAGCATCCGAACAATCACATCGTGCGCCGCATCACCAAGCCTGCGCTGTATTTGATTGCCGTTTATAAGGTCGACAACGAAGCCCTTGTCGTAGAAGAGCAATGCCGCGACGAGCACTTGGCCCAAATCAATGCCTCCGCCAACCAATGCACGTCGGTGCGGCTGCCCCTTCAATTCACTGATGTCGGGTTAAGCGTGCTGAAGGAGATCTACACGTCGCTGAATGCGCCGTATGATTTCCCTGGGCTGGTGTGCCGCGAGATCAGCACGGGAGTGCGCTTCAAGCATCGCAACCCGAACTACGAGCGCATCAAAAATCTGCACGGCAGCGAACCCAAATTGCAGTTCCAGTACTTGTCGTTGCGGCAGCAGGGCAAGGTCAAGGAGTATTTGCAGCTGCACCCCGAGCACCGCGACGCGTTTCAAAAGTCAAAAGACCAATTGCACGATTACACGAATCAGCTGTTTGCAAACTACATCGGGTGCTACGTCAAAAAGGAGCGCCCCTTCACCGAGTATCCCGCCGAATTCAAAACGCACATGTTCCGGCTGCACGAGCTCTATCTGAAGGAGCTGCGCGAAAATAAGGAGCACATCACGCTGGGCAAAACAATTGCCTACATGAACGGGCTGCCTCCATCGCACCAGATATACGCGCTGAATTACGGGGTGAGAAAAGCGTGCTTATAAAAAGAAAAGCATGATTGAAATGCAAATGCATGTCGTGACGAATTTTACACATAAAACATACCAAAATAAAACGACAAAAATGACAATTTAATGTTTGGTTTATATCAAATACTAAATTACGGGGTCAGGAGGGCTCACGGGGTCAAAGGGGGCTTTGCCCCCTTAACGGTGGATCTGCGAAATCAGGGATTCAAACACGGCCGCCGATTCGCGCGCGGCTTGAATCAAATACGTGCTCACAATGTCGGCATCGGTTGGCGCGCGGAATGCCACGCGGATCATGCTGTGCGTGTCGTGCGGATGGTTTTTGCGAAACCCGCAAAACGAAATCGTGCGGCTGCCCATGTAATGATTGGCGTGAATGAAGTATTCAATGCACTTGCCCAGCGTGTAGTCCTCGTTTTGCAGAGTGATGTCGTATCCATTACTGAGTGTGGTGTCTGATGGCGCCACTTCCACCTCGCCGCTGGCATTCTCAATATCACTTATTAGCTTCTTGCATTTTTCAATGAGAAGCAGGCACGCCTTGGTCAAAATCTCGGGATTGGAATACACCCCCACGGATTCAATGATGAAATCAAAGCTGTCCGGATGCGTGTATCGTTGTGCCTCCATGGCGTACCAGTTCTTCTTTTCAAATGCAATGGCTGCGGCGTCATTGCCGTCGCGGGCCAGCAACTTTTCGCGTTCGGCCCACACCTTGTCGGCTTCTGCCACATTGGGGGTTGCACAATACGCGCACGTGCTGACCACATTGTACATGCCGTCCATGCGCGCAGTTCCCACCCCGATTTCGGCGGTCAAAGCCAGTCGCTCGCCTTCCACGAGTTGGGTCAGCCTTGGCATCAACCGAGCGATCAGAATGTAGCCGCCCGTCATCGCATCGGGCGGAAAGATGCGCCGAACGACGGACTCGCTCAGCTCTTTGCCCGTTTTCACATTCACCATGCGGAAGTCCTTCGTGGTGGCGTACTCATTTGCAGCGCCCGTGTTTTGCACGTCCAACACCACGCGATAGTCTTCCACGTTGAAGTGCTCAAAATCGGGGTCGTTGGCTTTCAAATGGATGGGAATGCAGCCCATGCGCTGCTTAATGATTTCATTGTTCAGGCGGGTGGTGTTGGCCGTGATGTTCACCCGGTTTTCAGCGTGCGGCAGTGTGCGGAAACAGTACGTGGGGATGTCGGCTAGGATGGTGCGGCGCACGGCATTGGCCAAGCTGACGTTGATTTGACGCACGGTTAGTTTGAGGGTGCCGTCATGATCCGTGAACGATTCAATAATGGGATTCTGTTTTTGGGCCATGGTTTGCGGTTTGTTGTCTGTAATACATTGAATGCGCATTATTTATAAATCAATTTTTATGAATAATATAAACAGAAAACCTTTATCCATTCCGCAGCATGAACAGCCCCAGCACAATGAGCGCCAGTCCTGCATAATTCACCGGTTGCTTCAGCCGCTCGCCAAACATGAAATACGCAAACAGCGTCTCAATGAGCGCCGAACCGCCGTCCCACATGGCGTTCACCCAAATGACGTCCTTCAGTCTCAACATGCGTATCAAGAAATAAATGACGCCCGCATATCCCGCACAGCCCTTAATGAACAACGGAACCCCATCCACGTCATTGTTTGAGCGCGCGTATGCCTTGAACTTGAAATCGCCGTACGCTTCCACCAGACACAGCAGCAACAGGTTGGTCCATGGATTGTCCATTACGTGCGTGTTCATTTATAATTTTCGCCCTACAATCAAATGCTACTATTATTTACAATGCACGTCAATGCCGATTCATCGTGATATGGCGTTGCATCAATTTGTGGAAGGCAGCGGCGCCAGGCACAGCTTAATTTCTCCCAGGCTGGCCACGTAGTACTTGACAACCAGCGGCAAGTCGTTCTCCAGATACATCTCTATCTGGCTGCACAGGTTGGTGCATTTGATGAAATAGCCCAAGTTTTTTAGCGAGAATTCGCCCTGAATGATTTTATTGGAGTCCTGCTTTTGGATGAACTCCATGCTGCCGTCCGTTTCCACGCGGCGAATCTCCGCCGTGGCAAACTGGCCCGAGCACCGGAAGATGAGCTCGTTGCCCACCGACTTGATCTCCAGCTTCTCCGAAATGCACGACATGTCGCGAATGATCTTCTGGAAATCGGAGGACGGCAGGTTGATAACCGACGAAAACACCACGTTGGGCTCAATGAACTCTTCGGGATCGGGCTCAATGAGCCGCAGCTTCTGCGTCTTGCACTGCTTAATGTCGCCGTTCTCAAACTTCAGGCCCAGGAACGACACAATTCCGTCGTTGTAGTCCTTCTTCTCAATGTAGAGCGTCAACGTGTCGTCATTGTCTATGGAGTTGATGAGCTTGAACAAGTGGAACATGTTGACGCCGATGATGATCTTGTCCATGTGGCACTCGTAGTGCTCAAAATTCTCCGCACCCAGAAACAGGTGCGCCAACATGGTGTGCGACTTGTCCATGTTCACGATGCGGATGCCGTCCTTTTTGAACGTGATGTTGGTTTCCAGCAGGATGTCCTTTAGCGCCGTCATGAGCGTGCGAAACGGCGCGATTTGCACGGTCTTGATGGTCAATACATTGTCGGCATATGCATTGACGGTGGATGACGATGCGTTCATTTTCTAAAATGCAAGTGTTGGTATACCCAATTTAAATGACAAGCTTTAAATACTTATGCCGACTTGTATTTAATGCATCCAGTTCATCCAGTTCATTCAGTCGCCGCATTTATCCCAGCATCTTGTACTTTGAAAGGACCATGGCACCCAGAATCAGCACCATGGCAGCATAGTCATCCAGGGTGGTGGGGAGCTTCAACCAGAACGCGTTGGACAGCACCTGACCCAGAAAATCAAACACGTAGGACGAGAGAGACACTTGAGCGGCAGAGAGGAACCAGTTGCCGATGCGGTTGGACGGAATGACAAACATCCACTCTATGGTGGCCCAAAACTCGGCGGTCAAAATCTTCTTAATTGTGCCGGCGTCTTTCATGCCCGGCGTGGTTTGCATGAAAAGCGCTAAATCCATTGTAACCATGATGGCAAGATTTAGAAAAATCCAAAACAACAACAGACCGATGGAAAATTGATGCTTCATTGTAATTAATGTTTGTTTAGTAATATGATGTATATTATATATTATATATTATATATCTAGTGTATATTAGAACATTCGTATCATTGCAATAAATTATGTCTGCTCCTTCATCCGGTCCTTCCGCGAGCCCTTCATCCAGTCCTTCGCCCAGTTCCGGCACTGATGCAGGCAAAACCCCCCTGAACTATTTGCTTTGGTTGCTGGCGTTCATTTGCGCCCAGGCGTCATCCATGTGGGGACAATTTGTCACCTTGAAATTCCCCAACATGGGCATGTTTGCTGCTTACAAAATGGCCATCCCATTTGCGTGGCTGGATTGGTTGTTCATGTCCATGGCCGTCAACATTGGCGACAAGTACAAGCTGGTCACCCCCACCCAAGACACGTTCACCCTCATCACGCTGCAGTTCACTGCCATTCTTCTCATCAACCACTTTTATTTGCACCAGCCGTTGTTTAGGAGCGACATCGTGGCGTTCTTCCTCATCCTGTTCGGGTTCGCCGTCAGTTTCAACAACATGCTGTCTAAAGCGCTGAACCGCCCGGTTCCCAGCGTGTCTCCGGCTCCTAGTGTTAGTGGAGGCCCTTCAGCCAGTCCGGGTCCTTCCAAGGCCCCCGCGCCTCTCATCGCACATAAGGGCGACCGCAAGAAGGCCAAACTGCTTAAGAAGATTTGGGGCATTCAACCCACCAACGACTACTCGGCCCTTACGCAGAACTGAAATCTGAACTCTAAATTCTAAACGCGTTGACAATATTCATGTTATGGTTTAACCATGACATAAATCAAATAATCAAACTGCGATTATCGCCTTCGGGACATGCACTTCTTCTTATTGCTTCTTCGCTTCTTATTGATGCGCTTATGCCCACTACGTTTATGCCTGGTTCGCCTGCCACCTTTAATATAAGCATGTTTGTGTGGATCAAACAATTTAATCAGTTCTTTGCCTTCGGGTGTTTGATACTCAATACTTAGTTGTTCCAATATGGGTAAGAGCAATTGATCGTAATAACGTAAAAAAAAGTACAAGGTTGATCCTAAGCTAATCTCTTTGTTGATATCAAACCCGGGTCGTTTCATACTTTCATCCGTTCTTTGTTTGAAAAAAAAACAAAGTTTATTAATCATTTCATGCATAAAATTTTGACTTGGATTTTCTGATTCCGTAGCTGTTCTCAACATGTCTTCACATTTATTTTGCAAAACTGGTGCCAAAGGGTTCAACAACTCTTTTTTTCTACCATCCTCAGACAACAAGATAACTCCTTGTCCCACGGTCTGTGCACTCACCCACGGCTCCAACACACCCTTAAATGTTTGGATTAACATCTTTAATTGATGCAGGAGGTCGTGAGAAATACGACCGTCATCTTTGCGAAGCAATTCAATGTATGTTTGAATGACATCAATAAAATTGAAACCGAAGGGCTTACTTCTCAGCAGTTTCAATGCATCAATTATTGTTATGGTTTTTTTGGGTCCTGAGGCAACTACTGTGTAGTCAAATTCTTTGTTAAAAAAATTGTAAAGTAACTGGTCAAGTGCATGTTTATTGCTTA